ATGTGGCAGGTGCAGAAGGCTGGAATTGCACTTCTACGGACGCTATGGTCTTCTATTCTCTCACATATTCTTACAAAAACTTTCAACAAGCTCAAGGACGCATTGACCGTCTTAATACGGATTTTGTGGATTTGCATTACTTCGTACTTATCTCTGATTCAGTTATTGATCAAGCGGTGCGTAAAAGTTTGAAAAATAAGAAGCATTTTAACGAAAAGGTCTGGGCCAAAAACATGCTCTGACCTGGTGTTATACACAGTTTAGGGTACTAAGTACTGGAAACAAGGTTTTTCGTAAAAAAGTTTTTATATAAGTATCTATTGTACTTAGTTCTCTTTCTCTGTACGCGTGAGATAGATAATACTTAATACACTAAGTATGATATACGTTAATATAAAAACTTTTTTCGCAAAAACCTTGTTTCCAGTACTTACGAAGAAAGGAGTACTAATGCAAGAGAATTGGGTGCACATAAAAGAGTTCCCAGTTTACACAATTAGCAATTTTGGAAGGATTGTAAACGAAGAGAAGAAGTGGCCTATTAGGGCTAGTTTGAACAGTAGTGGAATTCTAAGAGTAGGACTAGTTAAGGAAGGAAAACAGTACACAAGATCTGTAAAAGTTTTAGTTGCTGATCACTACCTGCTTCATGGATGGACGAACATATTCAACACAGCTATTCAGTTAGATGGAGATCCATGGAACTGTAGAGTTGATAATTTGGATTGGCGTCCTAGATGGTTTGCCATGCAACACGCTGAACAGTTTAGAGGGGATATTTCAAGAGTACACTATCAAGGCCCACTAATAGATCCCGAGACCGATGTTATGTACGAACACGTAGTTCATGCAGCCATCTGTCATGGTCTACTCTTCAAGGATATTTGGAGTTCCATCTATGATGGGAAGCCTACTTTCCCAACCAATCAAACATTCAAGATCATGCGAAATTAGCCAATTAAGTATTATGTAGCAGCGAATTCAAGCCATGTAATAGGGGGATGGCCGATTTTCAGGTCATTCCATTTAACTTTTTACAGGGGATTTATGCGAGAAAGCGCTTACCAACGTTTGGTCATTGAACGTCTAGAGTACGAGTTTCCTGGTTGTGTCATTCTTAAGAATGATCCAAACTATATTCAAGGAATGCCAGATCTACTGGTTTTGTACCAAGACCGATGGGCAATGTTGGAGGTAAAGGCTTCTCGAGAATCACCTACTAGGCCAAACCAAGAGTACTATATTTCGCTGCTATCTCAGATGTCATACGCCGCCTTCGTTTATCCGGAAATAGAAGATCGGGTATTCTATGAACTTCAACTCACATTCAGCGATCGAAGGCAAGCACGCGTTCCTAAGTCCAAGTAGCTATCACTGGATTAATTACAACGACCAGAAACTAGATGCTAGATGGTACGCTGCTAATGCTGCAAGATTAGGTGTAGAACTTCACGAGTTTGCTCACATGGCTATTAAGCTAGGCATTAAGCAAGCTCGTAACAAGACGACTGTATCTTTGTACGTTAATGATGGAATCGCGTACAAGATGAGTTGTGAACAAACACTTTTCTATTCAGACAACTGTTTCGGTACTGCAGACACTATATCCTTCAGGAACAATCTACTAAGGATTCATGATCTCAAAACAGGGATCACTCCGGCTTCCCATCATCAGCTTGAGGTGTATGCAGCACTGTTCTGTCTTGAATACGGATATTCCCCGTTCGACATTGGGATGGAATTGCGCATCTATCAGAAGGGTGACATAGACACTTATATTCCTTTCCCTGACGTCATCCTCAGAATCATGGACACTATCGTAATGTTCGATCAACGTATCGAGCTTCTCAAGGAGGGAGTGATTAGTGCTGATTGATGAAGAACTATATTTAGAGCACTATGGTACACCTCGCAAGAGCGGTCGCTATCCATGGGGTTCTGGTGGTGATGAACCTGGGAAAGTTTCACCAACTCGCAACAAGGACTTTACGGATTATTATAACGACATGAAAAGTCAAGGTCTTTCCGAAAAAGAAATTGCCGAAGGTATCGGTTACACAGTTCAACAACTTCGTCAGAGGAAGTCTATTGCTCGTAATGAGAAAAGACAGTCTGACATCGACATGGCTGTGCGTCTTCATGAAAAGGGATATTCTAATGGAGCCATTGCCGAAAGGATGGGACTTGCTGGCGAATCATCAGCTCGATCGCTGATCGCTGCAAGCCAGAAGGAAGAAAGGGATATTCTCAAGACCACCTCAGAGATGCTTAAAGCTGAAGTAGCTGAGAAGACGATTGTCGATATTGGTGCAGGCACAGAGAACCTAGTTGGAATCACTAAAACTAGACTTGGCACAGCTGTGGCTATGCTTCAAGATCAAGGCTATACAGTTCACAAGTTTGATGAGGAACAAGCCGGCACAGGGCTCATGACAAAATATAAAGTTTTGTGTCCTCCTGGTATGACCCAAAAAGAGGCATGGGCACGTAGAGGTGAGACTAGAATCATTGGACATGTGTCTGATGATGGTGGTCGTACTAATTACGGGCTACTTCCTCCTTTGTCTATTCATCCAGATCGTGTTGGCATCGTCTACAAAGAGGATGGTGGCGACAAGTCAGACGGAGTTATATTCGTTAGGCCTGGTGTCAAGGATGTCAATCTAGACAAAGCGCTCTATGCTCAAGTTCGAGTTAAGGTAGGTGAGGATCGATATTTAAAGGGTATGGCCATGTACAAGGATGACCTCCCTCCTGGTATCGATCTTCAGTTTAATACGAACAAGTCTAAAGACACTAGCAAACGCGATGTTATGAAGCCTACTACTGATGATCCTAATAATCCTTTTGGATCGTCTCTTAAGCGTCAGATCATTAAGAAGGATGCTAATGGTAAACCTCTTTTGGACAAGAACGGTCACGAGCAATTAGAGTCTGCTATGAACCTAGTTCATGAAGAAGGCGATTGGGCTAACTGGTCTAAGACTATTTCTACACAGATGCTTTCTAAGCAAAGTCCTACATTGGCCAGAAACCAATTGAACATGACGTATGAACAACGTCTTAAGGATTTTAAAGACATCTCTTCTCTTACTAATCCTACGATTAAGAAGAACCTTTTAGAGAAGTTTGCAGATGGTACTGATTCTGCAGCTGTGCATCTAGATGCAGCAGGTCTTAAGGATCAAGGCTGGCATTCAATTCTTCCTATCTCTACTATGAAGCCTACAGAAGTCTACGCTCCAAACTACAACAATGGAGATAGGGTAGTTCTGATTAGGTTCCCTCATGGTGGCACTTTTGAGATTCCCGAACTTACAGTAAACAACAATCACAAAGAAGCTAAGGGTCTCATTGGTGGTGCTAGGGATGCAGTAGGAATTCATCATTCTGTGGCAGAAAGACTTTCTGGTGCAGACTTCGATGGTGATACAGTTCTAGTAATCCCTAACATGTCTAAGAGAATTAAGACTTCTCCTGGTCTTGAAGGTCTAAAGAACTTCGATCCTAAGTCTGCCTTTCCTAAGTATGAAGGTATGCCTGTAATGACCCCCCGTCAAAAGGGTATGGAGATGGGTAACATCTCTAATCTAATTACAGACATGACTATTCATGGTGCTCCTAATGAACACATAGCTCGAGCAGTACGACATTCTATGGTAGTCATTGATGCTGAGAAGCATGAACTAAACTACAAAGAGTCTGCTAGAGTAAACAACATTGCGGAACTTAAGGAGAGGTATCAAGGTAGTAAGAGGGCTGGTGCATCTACACTAATCTCTAGGGCTACGGCACAAGAGATGGTACCTGAGAGAAGGCTTGCTAGAGTCTCTGAAGGTGGGCCTATTAACAAGGCTACTGGTGAGATTAACTATGTGCCTACTAATAGAATCAACTATAGAACAGGTGCCCCTAAGAAGGTTAGGTCTACTAAGTTAGGGGAAACTAAGGATGCACATACCCTAGTCTCTGGTACTACAGGTACTACAATGGAACGCATCTATGCGGATCATTCTAATAAGTTAAAGGACCTTGCTAACCTAGCTCGTAAAGAAGCTGTTAATACCCCCCGTGCCAAAAAGAACCCCAGTGCCACCAAGGTGTATGCCAAAGAAGTGGAGTCATTGAATGCTAAACTCCACATAGCACAAAGAAACGCCCCCCTTGAACGGCAGGCACAGATCATTGCACAAGCAACATACAGAGCTAGACGTGATGAGAAACCTTTAATGGATGAAGCTGAGAAGAAGAAGATTAAGTTCCAGGCCCTAGAACAAGCGCGTGCCAGGACAGGTGCACAGAAGAGCCAAGTCAAGTTCACCCCTGATGAATGGGAAGCTATTCAAGCAGGAGCTATCAGTGACACTAAGCTAGAGACTATCCTCAAGCATGCAGACATTGACTCAGTCAGGCAGATGGCAACACCGAAACCTGGTAAGCTGATGACATCAGCAAAGACTAAGCGTGCTGAAGACATGATAGCACTAGGCTATACAAGGAAGCAGATAGCTGATGCACTTGGTGTATCAATCACAACACTTGATGAAGCAACAACAGGAAGCGAATGATGGATGATGGAGGTGATGCACACATGCAAGAGTCGATGCTGACAACGATTGACAATCCCCACAATCCATTTGAAGACTTTGATTCTTGGTACGCCTGGGATACTAGGCATGGGTACCACACCACATCCTT